TCGTAGTAGACTGCAGTCTCCAACTCAACATAGAGAATCTTGAGATCTACAATCTGTTGGTTGATACCAGCAATCGTATATTGCTTGAGGGCATCTATAATAACTCTCTTGTCAAAGTCAGAGACTTCTGTACCATTTACAGGTTTGATACTAATCAATACATTACCAAACTGTGGTGGGACAAGTTCTTCGCCACCAACAATAGAGACTGATTCGGTGTTTGGATAAACAGACTTGATGATGCCTTCGTAGTCACGCGTTGTGACTGCCCTGTATTGTGCCCCGTAGAGGCGAGGGGAGTAGTATTTGACCGATTGCACACTCTCGATGTTTCCGCCGTTTCTAGCGCCTTCTACGACATTGATAGTGATTACTTCAATCGGTGCAATTGGTGCTCCACTAGCACTATCTACAGCACCAGCATAGGAGAACTTAGAAGCACCATTGCCATCTTCACCATCAGTAACAATGTAGTTTGCTACGATAGTTTGACCGGTCTGAAGTTTCTTACCAAAGATACCATCACCAAAGATCAATTCGTAACGCTCTTGCTCAACTTCATTGACGAAGTAGATTTCACTGTCCTTATTGATCTGTACAATATTTGCTACTCTATTCCACTTCTGTCCTTTGCCCTGCTCATTTGAATCTTTGATACGAACTACAAGTGTGCTGTAGTCCATACTGGAGTTGTTGATGATGAACCTTTGATCTAAGGAACCATCGTATCCATATTCGGTCTGAAGATATGTGCCTTGATAGATTGAAATGGGGTCTTCAGCGGTACCAAAGTTTGCTACACCCAACTCATCTACAGTTGCCGTAATATCCTCTGGAATGCTAAAAACATAGTCTGTGCCATCATACTGACCTACGGCGACTAAACCCGCCTTCAGGGTCAGCGTAGGGGTCGTAGCAGAGGTCTTAACAGAGAAGTATACCTGAGATGTTGCTGCACTTTTCGATCTTGGTAGATATCCGATATTTCCTGCTAGTGAGGCGACATTCTTCCTGACTGTTGCTGAATCCAAGAAGGACTCATTAACAACCATATTCGCATTGACTGAGTTGATATAAGCATTGTACGCCAGAGTATCAATCAACACAGAAAAGTTGGATCCATCAAAGTCAAATCCAGTGAAGTTGGAGTTTGCTCTTAGGTAATCCTTAATAGACTGACGAATTTGATCGTAGTCTAAATTGGTGAACTTTGTGAATGACATTACCTAGTTGCCTCTAAGATGAATGTAAATGTCTGTGATGGAAACTCTTGACCAATAATTTCGTAGGAAATGGTCACTTCCAAGGTGTTGGTCTCGGGGAATGGTTCAACAACAGCACCAATGTTCGAGATTCTCGGTTCGTGGTTTTGGAGAGCAGTTAAAATCTGCTCTTCTAAAATACTTGCTGTGCCATAGTCACATAACTCAAAGAGTTGTGAACGAATATCGGCACCAAAGTCAGGATCAAAGGGTTTTTCGCCAAGATTGGTCTCGATGATGTTTCTTACTGATCTATTGATCGCTCTCTCATTCCTAATCACACCAAGATCTCCTGTCACCGGGTGAGGGGTGAAGGAGAGACTGATGTCTTTGAATGCTCTTGAGATCCTTTTGACTGCCATTAGAAATGACGATATTTATATTTTATTTATCGCAGCATCCGCAAGGTGCCTTCTCACAATCACATCCTTCGCACTCACATCCACAAGAAACACATCTACCTTCAATGTCTCTTTGTCTACGGATTGAAAGTGCCCAATCTAGTGAATGTTCGTCTGTTACAAGACGTACACCGGGGACTCGATCTACTTGGCGCGGCATTTTAAAGTTAGCAATTGGTTATTTGATGTAAAAACCCTTTCGGGTGTAGTCCGGGGAGTCTATGTAGGAGTATCCATCGGGTGGATTTACATTTTCATCTTGATAAACAGGAATTGCGACTGAATTTCCCCAAACAAAGTCAGGATTACACCTTAGATGGACCTCAATGAGGTTTCCATTGATGTATTCCACATTTATTGTACTATACTCTTCCGAAATTTGTTCCAAAATTGATGGAAATGCAATATTTCGCTCAATTTTGCGCCAAATTGTCCACTTTGACTCTTCAATCGAAGAATAGTGCAGACGTTTTTCGCCGGTAACGACTAAAACGGGTTTTTTGTGCACAAAATCGACTGAAATGTGCTCTCCAGTGAAGTACTCACACCAAAACTCTCCGGGATGTGCATACTTTTCGGTCAAATCGGTCGGATGTAAGTTTATCTTTCTTGCATTGCGACCCATTCCCATGAAATTCATCACTGGACGGATGATATAGTCCCCTTCCCATGGTACTGGAGCACCAATTGGTCCACAATTGTATCCCAACTTACGTGCTACTTGTAGTTTGTTGTAAATCCAGAGGTCATCTGGTCTCACTTGAACAAACTCTTCCAATATTTCCATAAAAAAAGAAACCACCCATATTATATATGGATGGTCTGATGAATATTATTTTTTACCTTGACCACGATAACGCTTTTTCTTAGCGTTTCTTGATGTGGCGCTGTATTTTGTGTGTTGACCGGACCCTTGACGAGACCTCTTTGGTTTTGATTCTAGTTGGACATTCGTTTTCGAAAACATTTTACTCCTTTTGATACATTATGTGAGATACATTGCCTGGACCTGGTGATCCATCCTTTGTATAGAAACCCTCAGCGAGGTCGTCCATCATATCAAAGAAGTCATCCTCAGACAACTCCTTTTGAAAGACCTCGCCGTCTACTAGTATGTCATAGACATACTTCATCAGATTACACGAGTCTTCTCGTGACCAACTCGGATGCGGGGATCACACCAGATTTCCATACCTGCTGCGATTGCGTCGAGACAGAATGAAACATCTTCTCCACACATATCCTGGACTTTACCAGAATCAAAGACTTGCATCTTAGGAGCAAACCAGGGATACTTCATCTCTTCGTGCTCAAAGACACCTTTCTTGATTAGCACCCAACCAAAACCAGTGTAGTCAACGGTGAATGGTTTCTTACGCTTTTGAATACCATCAACCATCTCGTGGTTCATCACTCCACCGTTCTTAGCGAAGTCATCTTCTTCTAACCAGTGAGCAACGGATGTGGTGCGTCCGTCTTCAGTGGAATACCAACCAGATGCAATGTCCTTATCCATAAGGACGAGTTGATAGAGTTTATCGGTATTGAAAACAATATCACTATCAATCCATAGTTGATAGTCATACTTGAGACGACCATCCCATGGTAGTTGGTCTGGACCACGTAATACATTTGCTCCAAGGCACTTGCATCTAGCAAAGTTGACCATAGAGGAGTAGTCCTGACTGATTTGAATATTAGCGCCGATAGACACTAGGTCAAAACAGAGTTGGACAAAATTCTTGAGAAAGGTGTAACTTACACCACGACCTGGTAAGCAGAATACAATACTCTTTCCTTTGAGTCTTGCCTTTGCTTCATCATAATCCCATTCAGTTGCCTTATTGGCTTCCTGACCTTTGGGAGGAGTTTTTGCTTTAACTGTAAATCCTTTAGCCATTGTTTAGTAAATTCAACTCATACTGTATGTAGTGACTCAGTAAGATGCCTCACTGAATTCTTTGCGTGAGGTTTCTACAACCTCATATTCCAGTTTAGCAGATTCTTCTAATTTAGTCAACTCTAGAAATGCCTTGATATATTGCATCTCATGGTCAAAGTCTTCTTTGTTCAAACAGTTCTTTATACAAGATCCGTTTACATAGATGTGATAAAGAAAATCATTTGTTTTCATGTTCTTTTAAAATTGCATAACCATCTTCTAGGATCCATTCTAACTCAGTTCCTTCATACCAACCCATATCATTTAGGATTTGCTCGGGAATTTTAACGTCCAACTCTCCAGTAGCAACGTTCTCTTGAATCTCAGAAGTGTAATAGTTTTCTCTTTCCATAATAGTAGTATTTCAATTACACGTTGTATATAGCAATACCTTTATATACATTTAATATTATTCATAATTAATGCTTATAGAGATACGATCTTCCATGCCCTCGTGATAGTCAACCCAGTGCCATAAATGCCCCGGAAGAATGTATAGACGATTCACTTCAGGTGTGATGTAAAAGTTTCTCCCCCATTCATGATTACAATAGGTCCCAGTATAGCACGTTCCATCATTTCGATTCAAAACTAAATCACCTGCACCCTCAGGAGCAGTAACAAAGAATATACCAATTAACTTTGTCCGACCATGAACATGAGGATTATGGTAGGCATTCTTCCCACCAATATTAACCCACCAGGAGTTTTTATGAATATGGTTATCAAAGGTCTTTTGAAAGAAACTATTTGTGTAGTTGTAACAATCATCCATTAGATTATCTAATACATCAACACCACACTTATGGTCCTTACCAAAGGTAGAAGAGTGATAGGAGTTTCTATTTGATCTAGGGTTCCCTTCCCCATCAAGTTCCCTCAAGGTCCTACACGCCCCAATAACATCCCCATCAGGTTC